AGAAAGTGTAATGAAATACGGTGTATGTAATTCATTATTCACGGCTCAAATGCCTGTTGCGTCTTCCGCAAAAATTACAGGTTCATTTGAAATGACAGAACCCGCTCATTCGGCGTTGTTTAACAGACGAGTTGTAGGTGGTGAGATTTTGATAGTAAACAAATACTTAATACAAGATTTTGAAAAATTAGGAATTTGGTCTGAAGATTTAAAAAATGATATAATTTTAAATGAAGGGTCAATACAAACCATTAATTTCAATCATTATCTTGATGTTGAGGATAAAAATTACAATAAGAAAGTTAAACGTATTGAACACTTAATGTCTAAGTATAAAACAATTTGGGAGATATCACAAAGAGAATTGATTGATATGGCGGCTGATAGAGCACCTTTTATAGACCAATCTCAATCAATGAATATCTACATGAGTAACCCAACATTGTCAAAAATTACCTCATCTCACTTTCACGGTTGGGAGAAAGGGTTAAAAACATTGAGTTACTATATCCGAACTAAAGCGATTTCGACGGGAGCTAAACACTTAGCTGTTGACATTTCAAAAAGAGAAAAACCTGTTAAAGAAAAACCAACAGTTGATGTGATACCACAAAAACCTCAAGATTCACAATTTGAATGTTTTGGGTGTTCATCTTAAAAAAACCGTAAATTATAAAAACTCTCGGCATTGTCGAGAGTTTTTTATTTTATAACGTTATACAAAAAAATTATATTCACCTTATATTTATGTAATATGGCTAAATCATTAACATATGGTATTAATTTTCCGTTTAGGGATTCGTATGATGGTAAATTTTTAGATTTATCAGATACTAAAAGAGAAGAAATACGTTCTAATTTAATTCATTTATTATTAACTAGAAAAGGAACTAGATATTTTTTACCTAATTTCGGAACAAGGTTATATGAATATTTATTTGAGCCATTAGACGGACCAACTTTTTCACAATTAGAATCTGAGATTAGAGATTCTGTTGAAGAGTTTATACCTGGAATAACAATTACCAAACTTATAATTTCACCCGCATCTGAAGACGATGAGGATAAAGGAACTTATGTAAATGGTAATGATGAACGTGTGTTTAGAGTTCCAGGGATTGGAACAAAAGAACATACGGCAAAAATTAAAATAGATTACTCATTAAACGACGATGCGTTTAGTTCAAGTGATTTTGTTATAATAAATATATAATATGGCAAATAAAAAAATTTCGTACACAACTAGAGATTTTCAAGGATTAAGAACTGAATTAATAAATTTCACGAGAACTTATTATCCTGATTTAATTGAGAATGTAAATGATGCTGCGATATTTTCGGTATTTTTGGATTTAAATGCGGCGATAGCGGATAACTTACACTTTAATATTGATAGAAGTATCCAAGAAACGGTATTACAATATGCACAACAAAGGTCGTCAATATATAATATCGCTAGAACATATGGGTTAAAAATCCCCGGACAAAGACCATCAGTGGCAATGGTTGATTTTTCAATAACTGTACCGGCATTTGGTGACAAAGAGGATTTGAGATATTGTGGGGTGTTAAGACGTGGTTCTCAAGTTAATGGGGCTGGACAAGTTTTTGAAACGGTGTATGATATTGATTTTGCGTCACCTATTAGTGGTGATGGATATCCAAATAGATTAAAAATACCTAATTTTGATGCTAATAATAAAATTATAAACTATACCATCGTAAAACGAGAAACAGTTGTGAATGGTATAACAAAGGTGTTTAAAAAAGTTATAACACCAAATGATGTTAAACCGTTTTATGAATTATTCTTACCTGAAAAAACTGTTTTGGGTGTGACTAGTGTTCTATTGAAAGATGGTACACAATTTGGTAATGTCCCATCAGCTCAAGAGTTTTTGGGTCTTGATAATAGATGGTATGAAGTTAAAGCTTTAGCTGAAGATAGAGTCTTTGTTGAAGACCCGACTAAAGTTTCTGATAGTCCTGGTGTTAAAGTTGGTAGATATTTGTCAGTAACTGATAAATTTATTACAGAATACACACCTGAAGGTTATATGAAACTAACGTTTGGTGGTGGTAATCAATCGGCTGATGAACAATTGAGAGAATTTGCGAGAAACGGATTTGATTTAAATTTATATAAATATTCAAATAACTTTGCTTTAGGTAGTTCATTAAAATCTAACACAACTTTATTCATACAATATAGAATAGGGGGTGGTTCTTCGAGTAATTTAGGGGTTAATGTTATTAATCAGATTGGTACTGTGTCATTTTTTGTTAATGGACCATCTGAAAATTTTAATACAACAGTTGTAAATTCATTAAGATGTACTAACGTTACCGCAGCCATAGGTGGAGCTGATTTTCCAACTATTGAAGAAGTTAGGAATTTGGTTGGGTTTAATTTTTCCGCACAGAATAGAGCGGTTACAGTAAATGATTACGACTCATTAATAAGAACAATGCCTTCACAATTTGGTGCTCCTGCTAAAGTTGCTATCACTGAAGAAAATAATAAGATTATAATTAAAATGTTGTCTTACGATGAAAATGGTAAATTAACAGAAATTATTTCGGACACATTAAAAAATAATGTTGCAAATTATTTGTCAAATTATCGAATGATGAATGATTACATTTCAGTTCAAGTTGCTAATGTTGTTGATTTGAGTTTAACTATTAGTGTTGTTTTAGATAGTAGTCAAACACAAGGTGCGGTTATCAGTAAAATAATTAATACTGTATCAAATTTCTTTGACCCTAAAAACAGACAAATGGGTCAAAACGTAAATATTTCAGAATTAAGGAGGTTAATCCAATCGGAAAATGGGGTTATTAATTTAGCGTCAATACAAATTTTTAATAAAGTTGGTGGACAATATTCATCATCACAAACATCACAACCGTATTTAGATACTCAGACAAGGGAAATCGAATTAATTGATGATACTATATTTGCTGAACCAAGTCAAACCTATCAAATAAGATTCCCATCAACGGATATTAACATTAGAGTAAAAGATTATAAAACAACTAATTTTAGTTGATGATTTATTTTGAAAATTTTTGATTTATCTTTTAAAAATAGTATATAAACTATTTATTTTAAAAGAAAAGAATGTCGAATTCATACAGAATAAGAACAACAGTTGGTTCAGATAAATCAATTAAAGTTAAGATAGACCAAGATTTTGACCATCTTGAAATATTATCATTAAAGTTACTCCAAAGTGAGGTTTACACTCGACAATGTTCAGATTATGGTGTTATTGTAGGACGTGTTAGTATTAATAATGGATTTGGGATACCAAACGCTAAAGTTTCAGTTTTTATCCCATTATCTGATAGTGATGAGGTTAATAATCCAATTATTGCTAGTTTATATCCGTATAAAACGTTAACTCAATTCAACGAAGATGGGTATCGTTACAATCTTTTACCTAAAGAACAATCACATAGTAATCACGTTCCAACAGGTACTTTCTTTACTCGTGAGGAAGTTTTAACTAACCCAACAAAATTTGAAATTTACGATAAGTATTATAAGTTAAATTCAGTCACAAACGATAGTGGTGATTATATGATATTTGGAGTTCCACTTGGTTCTCAAACGATTGTGGTTAACGTCGATTTATCTGACATTGGTGACTTTTCAGTAACACCTCAAGATTTGATTAGAATGGGTGTTGCAACACCACAACAAGTTGGTGGTAAACAATTTAACGCATCTAATAATTTTAATCAATTACCTCAAATCATAACCATAAATAGAACAATTGAGGTTCAACCATTTTGGGGTGATGAGAATATATGTGTTTTAGGTGTTACAAGAACTGATTTTGACTTATCGGCCGAAAAAAATGTGGTAATACAACCTACCGCAGTTTTTATGGGTTCATTAATTTCAAATACAGAAGATACTGCAATTAATCGTATATGTGAAGTTGATAAATCATTTGGTAATCAATGTAGTTTAACAACAGGACCTGGACAAATTTTAGCGATTAGACAAACAATTTTTACAGATGTTAATGGAAGACCCGGATTAGAATTGGCCAAACTTGAAGATGGTGGTCAAGTGATTGATGAAAACGGTGCTTGGGTTATTGATGTTCCAATGAATTTGGATTATGTAACAACAAATGAATTTGGTGAACAGGTCATTTCAAATGACCCAAAGGTTGGTATTCCGACAAAGGGAAAATATAGATTCAAAATAAAATGGACTCAATCAGAAGATTTAGGTCAAAGAATAAAACGTGCGGATTATTTAGTTCCTAATATTAAAGAATATGGTTGGAATACTTCAAATGGTATTGACCCATATACAGGTAGAAGAGTTAGGAGAGGTGGTGATTTATTTGGGGATGATAATACATGTGCGTTTCAACCAAACACGACACCGGCATCAAAACAAGTCTTCGCTTCATATGCGTTTAGTCTTGATTGGACTGATTATGGTGAAAAGGTTGGTAATAATTTAACACCATTAGGTCTTAGGATGGTTAATGAAGCGATTAATTGTGAAGACAGATTTTATGAGATGAGGTATAATAAAGTGTATACTGTCTCACAATTATTTAGTGAATATAGAAAGGAAAAAGACAATGCCAAATTTATGGCAATCAAAAATGTTTTAGATGAAAGTTGTGATTCAACAAATAACAGATTTCCTGTTAATGATGCGGTATATAGACCTGATGCTTTATTTGTGTTGTTTCAAGTAATGATGTTAATCATATATGCAATTATGTTAATATTCATATTAGTTCATCATATTTTAATTTTTATTACGTGTAGTATTGTCAAACCAATAGTTAAATTATTTAAGGATATTACTTGTTTCATTGCGTCGATATGTATTCCATTACCATGGCCGCTTGACGATTTTTGTCCGTTTGGATGGTTCATGAATCCTATTTGTAATACCTTAACAGGTATGTATGATAGTTTGGAAGACATTTGTGAAAATTCAGCAATTAAATTACCAATGATTACTTATCCTGATTGTGAATTATGTGCTTGTGAACCTGTACCGGGTGAAAAGCCAACAAATCCAATACCGCCAGACCCTAATGACCCCGCACAAATTCCACCTTCACCACTTGCGGATATATTAATTTCAGGTTCATATCCGACTCTTTCACAAGACAATTCAACATTTATTACGGGATTAGTAAACAATACTAGTAATCCACCCGGAATTAATCTTAGAGCGGCACCTGGTGATGTTTTAATTGGTGGTACTGATAAATTTTACTACACATCAACTGATTTACCTTGGTTTGAAAGAATAAATTTATTCAATGTTAAAGCTAAGTATTTTAATACAAGTGTAGATAATCCAGGTGGTGGTGTTAATAGAATTGCGGTTAGATTTGATGTTGATAATAATGGAGGTCCTTTATTTTCTAATACGTTACCATCGACATCTGATTATCACTTAGATAATGTTGTAGCGATTTTGTTAGATGCGTCTGAAGCAACTAATTATGTTGTTGGTGATATGTTAACATTTACTAGTCCATTAAGTACTCAGGATGTGAACTTAGTAACTACTATGGATAATGAATTTGGGGTTGCAACAATCACTGGGTCAACAATTTATGATACATTAAACGGTGAAGATGCTACAAAAACGGTTAAGTTTAAATACGCAGACCCTAATAACATTACGTTAGAAAAAGAAGCTACCTATACATTAAAATACAAATATGAAGTTACCCCACATAAATTCCCTATTGATTTAGAATATTTTCAAGTAATACATAATGTTTCGGTAAGTGAATTTGATACTGATGCGGCAAATTTTGGTGGTAATTCTTTACCTAATTCATTTTATGAAAGAGTTCTTAATGGTAAACTTCAATTTTTTGACAATCGTAAGGACCCAAATCCATTTAATAATGACCCATATAGAAAAAATAGATATGTGCAAGCGTATTATGGTAATCAACCTGTTAAAAATTATTTTGACAAGGCCAATGATATAAGAGTTGTGTTTATGGTTAGAGGTGTTGACCCTAATTCACCTAAAGTTAAAATATCGTATGATTTAAGTAGATTATATGGACAAAATACTTGGGGTAAAAAAGTCGTTACATTAGATAGTGCTAGAATGAATATACCTATACAAAAGGGTTATAAGTGTGTCCAACATCACCCTTTAACTGATAGTTCTTCATCTGACTTATACGCTAGTGGTAAATTATTTTTTGACACATTTGTATGGCAACCATCAATATCATCACCTGAAATTAAATCACCTTACGACCCTAGTACTTGTGAGTATGATGATGATGGTAACCCTAAGAATTGTAAACCATACGCTACCAACCAAGATGACCCTGAATATAAACCGGCTAACGTGTTTTCATTTAAACCTTTTTTAACTGATAATCACTTATTCTATTCTAGAATTGATGGTCAAACATTTACACTTCCGGCTTTTACTCAGTCTACCTCATCAACAGGTTTAAGAATTAAAGGTAATGACGTTTTTACATATGCTGGAACGGGAAATGCACATGCAATTCATTATGTTGGTCCCCAACCACCTACGGGTCAAGATTTAATGAGTTATAGATACATACCTGTTAATAACAATGATTCAAATAATAGAGGGTATTTTCCTAATGAGATAGTTGATGGGGGTAATGTGAGTGCTCTCTACCCACGTAATTATATTAGTAAAACCCTAGCAGTTCTTCCGTTAACTATTCCTCCAACTTTTAATACATACCAATACATATTTAAAGATTTATCAACAATTCAAGGGTCGGCTTACTATTCAATAACGTATGAATCGTTTTATAGAGGTAGTCTACCTAAATTAAATGTAGTGTTAGGTCCATCAAAAAGACAAATTGTTATGAGGTCTGACAGATTACCATCATCCTCAACTGTTGATAATGGTAATGCGGCGGCTAAAATTAGTTTCACTTTAATGGGTAATAGTAGATTAACAACGTATAAAGTTTCCGATGACGGTTCATTTGGGGGTGACGCGGGTGAAACAAGTTCAATTGGTACTGGAGCGGGAGCTGATAATGCTGAAAAATTATTATTAGATAAATGTGGTAGTAATATTGCAAGTACTTTTACATGTGAAAACTTAGTACCATTAAAATGTTTTTATACGGATAATGACGGTACAACTAAAATCCACCCTAAAATACTTCCAATTGGTGATGATAAAGATAAAGGTGATGGTTGTTATGGTAATGGGATTAATAAGGGTAGTGCGGATAGTTATGGACCTAACCCACAAGAAATTTTAATTGGTGGATGTTACAGATTAACAACAGTACCTTTTTTAACATTACCATTAGATTATAAATTATTAGCTGAGTGGAGAACTAGATTTGTTATTTCATATGCGGCTTGTAGAGGTATATTTTCACACGCATTTACTAATAATTGGATTAATGGAACATTATTTACATTTGCGTTTAGTAACTCAAGAAGGTTTACACCACCTAGTAAATTAAAATCAACAAGTAATCAACCTTATAATTGTTTTTGTAAAAATAGTGTTGTATTAACTCCAAGTAATAATTTTTATTATAGAAGTAGTCCATATAATCCGACTAATGGTTTTGTAGGTCGAAGAGCACCTGTTGGATTTTTTGTTCCAACACAGTTTGGTAATAATGTAAATAATTTAATGTGGCCGACAACCATCACTGATTTAGGACCAAGAGATAAATTTACACAAGAAATCGTTAGTTCAAATGATTATGATGGTTATGTCGTATCAAGTCTAAGTCCGACATCTTATCAAGATGTTGGTGAGTTATTAAATTTATTTTTAATTTCAAGACTTCTTAATAAAAGTTTTTTAGATAGTGTTTTGAGTGCTATTGGGACAAGTGCGGTGTTTAGATATTTTAGTCGTGATAATTTAAAAGTTGATGGTGATTATGCTCAAGCAATATCTAATAATTCTGAAATAGGGACGTTAGGTTATGGTGAGGATAATTATACATCATGTGACGTTTATTTTAGTAGAGGTGATTCCGGTGATGGCGTTGTTGGAGTTTTGTTTAAAACGAATAATCAACTTAGAGATTATGTTTCACCAAAAAGAACAATAATTAATGATACCGCATTAATTACTGATAATGGTTTATGTAGTTTAGAATATTTCCCAGTTAAAACCCAAACAGTACCATTTTATCAATGGTTTATCCAATACAATGATAATGAAGGTACGGTTTATGGTATTGGTGACTCTTTAAAACTAGGTGGTACTTATGATAGTATATATGGTAGTCAAGTTAATGAGTGGGTGACAGTTCCAATATCAGGACAATCGTTTTTCAGTTATGGGTATCAAAATTTAGATAGAATTAAGTCTGATTCAAGATATTTTAGGCCTAATACACCTAATAGTTTTTTACGTAGAGGGTTATTATCAGAAACGCAAGTACTTGGTACTAATATTCAGAAAGCGAGTGTTAGTAATTGGGATTTAAATGATAATTATGGTAATGGTCCAATGTCACAAAGAATGATTCAGACGGGTTCACCATTCTATTTTTATTTCGGTTTATTAAGAGGTAAATCGGCATTTGATAAATTTGCCAAAAAATGGTTAGATATTGAAGTAAATCTTGATTAATTATGGGTAATAATAAAGATATTAGAATTGTTTTAGGGGTTTTGAGATATAAATCAGCCCCTGAAACTACATTAGCGTTACAAGTTCCATTTGTACAAACTTATAAACAAAAAACGGAATTTGAAAGAAGTATTGATATTAAATTAACTCAAGTTTATGATGATGAACGACAAAAATCGACACTTTTTAGACCTGCGGCTAAATTCTCAATAATATTTAAAAATTCGTATACGGGTAAAACTACAGGTTATGTACCTTTTGAAAATAATTTGTATTATACTAACGCCTCTCAGATTGCTAAACTTGCTTGTGATAAGGGTGAGGCTAATGTTGATTGGGAAGGGTTTCCACAATACAGTGAGTTCGATTTTATACGAAATGATTATAACGTTCCGGGATATACCATTCCACCTAATAATCATGTTGATTTTGCGGTGAAAAGTGCATCGTCATATAATTGGGCTTTTTATACTAGTTATCCGTATGATAATAATTATAGTCGACAATTAAGGTATAATTTCACTAATACCGATTTTATTACTTGGAGTGTTGGTGACGGGATTCCATTTATAATTACTAATATAACTGAAAACGGTAACAACTTAGTAAGTTTTAAATGTCCGATGAAACACGGATTAAGTGTTGGGGAATATGTTAAGTTAAGTTTTAAATATCTTAATGATGATTTATTTGAAGTTTATTCTTTAGGTGATGGAACAACAAATAGTGAATGGTATGTTTTTAACATATATAACTATGGTTTTATGGGTAATACGTTTGATGATAATACAAAAGGTACTTTTAAAAGGGTTTTAGATATTGATAATCCGGATGATACAACATCTGAATATTACATTAAACGATTGAAAATTTTAACTAACGAGGATGATTCTGTAATCACTAAGTCAGGTTTTGAACAAAATATATTTGGTAAAAAGAAAAAATATGAATCACCCGGATTTACGCCAAACAAAGTAGGTAGAGTCTCAATTAAGGAAGGTTCACAATCATATAATATGACATTAAATAAAGATATTAATATTGAAGGATTAATTGATAATCAAAAAAGACCTATAACTGAAATATATTTTAATGTAATTTGGAAAGGGTATTTTGGCTGGACATTAGGTCCTGCGTCTTTTTTAAAATTTGGTTATGATTTTAATTTACCACTTGTTAGTGGTTTACCTTCACCATGGTGGGGTCAATCTAATTCAAACGCTGTTGGTATATCAAAAGGAAATTATACTAAGTCTAATAAATTATTTTATTATGTTAATCCTTTAAAGGTTGGTAATGTAATTGATGGGGATTTATGTGAATGGAATGATTATGAACAAATTGAGAGAACTGTTTCAGATATGTATCATAAATTCACATTAAATAATACTCATTTTGTTTCTACATTTGTTCCTAAACCAACTAATAGTAATATGTTTGGTTATTATTATAAACCACATAATAAAATAACACTTAGAGTTTATTCTGATTATACGGAAGATGCTGAAGGTGATGGTAAAAGTATAGTACCTAACTACTCATATTTCTCAACAAATAAAAATTTATTTATTTGGAGAGATATTTATACCTATGGTTATAAAGACCCTAATGGTCGTGGGGTTGATTATCCGTTTATTAATGGTAGACATTATCCATTTAATAATTTTGTTTTTAAATTAATTCCTGAAGGAACTAATTTTGTCGGAGATGACATAATTACTGACCCAATATTTGATGCTTGTGAATAATTACAGATTTACCATACCTGAAAATGATGGGTATATTAATATACCATTAGAAATAAAATGGGATTTCCAAGGGAGAGATGATAGTATCGACTTATTTGAACACGAAGTGATTGAAGAAGTGATTGGTAAACCAAAAGATTATGAAATATTACGATTTACACATGATATTTACGATAGTATTAAAACTAGTATAAATTATGAATTTAATTTCTATTCGGGAACACCATCAACATTATCATCATCTATTAGTACTGATTGGGTGAAGACATATTTGGTTGAAGGGTTTACGCCATTACAAGTATATTATTATGAAAAACCATTTACCAAATCATTTTTTAAACTTGATTTCTATGATACTAATGATACTTTGACCCAATCAAATTATATGACAATAATAATTCCTGTACAACAAGGGTTTAGTGAAGAAACGTCAATATCACCGGTTTTACCTAAAGTAAAAATTAGAATCCCTAAATTTAAATTAGATTTTTTGGGTGATACTGAAGGTTTTTATATTTATTGGTTAAGGGATGTTAATACTTTAAATATAAAGACATTTTATATGACCGCAAAGTTTTTTAATGCTAGACTTGGGGGTTTTATGAGATTTATGAACGAACCCCAATCAACTTTTTCAGGTAATAAATACCTCTTCAACGAGAGTAAATATTTCTACTATAGAGTTGAATTAGATTATGATAAAAAAACGTATTCGGTATTTAATAACAACACTAGAATTGGTACTGAGTCAAAACCTATAATTTGGTATGAATATGTTAACCAAGATTAAAAGAAATGGAAGATAGAATTTTTCATTATAGAATTTCGCCTGAAGTTATTAAAAATGATTTATTTTTAGTTAATTATACTGGTGATAGTGAAACCACAAACGCTGAGTATGTGTATTGTTGTGATATATATACAAGTGCGGTTACTAGGTTTTTTACAGGTCAAACATACGCATATTCCTCAATGACTGATATCGTATCAGGAGGTACTCATGGTTACTCGTTATTAACAGGTTTAACAATTCCAATTTTTATTACTGAAAATACGACGGATATTGGATATTATTCCGTGTTTGATGGTATGATATGTCAACAGGATGTTATAACTAATTTTTTATTTTCATCCACAACCACCAACCCATATACTTTTTATTTTTATAATACATCGGACACTGAGTTTAAAAAATTTTTAAGTTTCAGTGATTATGAAATTGATTGGGGTGATGGGTCGCCTACCGAAAAAGTTAATAATACCACACCAACACGTTACACTCATAATTATACACAATCAGGTCCATTTACTATTACCATGTCAGGTATGAGTCCATGGGGTATTAATATTGTAACTAAAAATATTCAGGTTCCATATACTAACATAACTATTACTGACCCTAAAGGTACTGCTAATTTCATACCTTCAGGTGGTAGTTGGTCAGCAACACCTTTAAGTTATAATTATTTATTTACGGGGGACTCAATATGTGATGTTAATGTTCAAGGTAGTGAATTTAATACAGTTGTTCCAATATTAATATCAGGTTATACGACATCGACAATTAATGATTTATCAGTTTATGGTAATGCTAAAAAATTATTTGCGGGTCAATTTTTATTAGGACAAGTGGTTTCGGGTTCAAATAATAGTGTGGGTGTTGTTTATGCTCCAGACCCATTAACTGATTATACCGCTTACACAATTAATAATATTGATTATTATGATTTTAGTGATGGGACAACAATTTTTGTTGTTGAAACGTCAGGATTAACATCTGATATGATTGTTTGTTCAGCAATTACAAAAAATGAGGTATTATTAAATGTAATTGATGAGCCGGAAGTGCAATCTGATGTATTTATAGAAAGAGGTAAACAATCAGGATTGGAATCAATAATTAGATTAGGTGAAGTGGATAATGTTGGTGACCTTGTAAAATATGGTTACGGATTTTTTAAAGTAAACGAAATATAATATGGCAACAGGAACATATGGAACAGTAAGACCGGCTGATGTATCACCGGAAGATGTTGAAATAATATTAAATTATACTCCGTCAAGAGATGAGACGGATAATTTTTTATTAACAAAATTAGACTCAAGTGCGGTGTTAAAACCTTATTTTCATAATGATGCTACAGGTGGAAATGCTAATGTCGAAATTTTAGGTGGTTTATATAATTTGAGATTACCAACAGACCAATTTAATAAAATTGGTATATACACTTTATTTATAAGACCCGCCGAAATTAGAACAAAAATTATTGATTGTGGTGTTCTATCAGCCTTACCAAATGTTAGAGGTATTGTTATTGATTTAAATGACGTACCACCAACAAATAGAAATAAATTTGTAAATCAAGGTTTAGTTGGTTTTAGAATTGAATATCTGAACTCAGATGGGACCAAAATACCTAATTTTTTTAGGTTAATTACTTCATCGTTTTTTTGTGAACCTGTTATTGAAAATTTAACAAACACAAGTCAAAAAGCTATTAGATATAGATATACACAAAATAATACAAATATAATATTTTGTACTTTATCACCATCATCGGCACCAACAAATAAACCAAATTCAATTCCGTATATCGGACAACCAAATCAGGATATTATTGTTACTAACACATTCTTTAATCCAATTACTTTGGATATTGAAATTGCTGAACACGACTTTTCAACATTGGCAATTGCGTTGTTTGGTAACCAAACTAAATCAATGGATGATGGTGTATATACAATGTATGACACCGATAACAACATTTACAGACAATACAACTTATATGAAGTTAGAGACCAATTTAATAAACTGTTGTATGAGGTTAGAGAAGATAGGGGTGATAATATTGATTTCAGTAAAAACTTTACAAATATAACAGAATAATGGCGATTAAAAAATATACTTGTCCCCCAACACCGGCATCAGGAGCTGGAACATTTTCCGATGATTTAGTTGGATTTCAGTTAGTGCAAGGTGGTGGTTTAACACAGGGGAACTTTAGTTTTATTACCGCTAACAGTGAAAAAAGTAACCGAACTTTTAATACAGGAACTTTTTCAGAACCAATTAATTTGACTAACTTAAATATTGAAGATATTTCTCAAGTTAATGCTATTTTTGAAAATAATTTTAAAGTTTATCCGAATTTTGATTTAAGTCAAGTTACTAATTTCACAATGTATGGTTCTTTAACTAAAAGAATTTCAGTTTCGATACAGAAAATTATTAGTTATTTTCCCGCGGCGTTAGAATCGACATATGTGGGTATTAATTTTAGTACTGGTCGGACGGCATCAAATATTGTGTATAATCCGATTAATAATGTTACAACATTTGATTTGGATATTGCTAGATTAAGGAACCAATTTGATATTGATTTTACGGTTAATTCGGCTAGAAATTTATCTCTAAGAGAAGTTTCAGTTTCACCATTAAGAGATTTTAATGCAAGTTATTCTAAATATAATCTATATTATAATGGTGAAATTTATGAAGTTGCGTATACTCAACCTACAAATTCATTAACAACGGGTGTTTTAAAAATTTCAGTTTTTGGTAATCCATTTTTGGGTCAAACTGAGGTTTATGATGATTTATATATTAGACCTAACGATTCTGAGGTCGGTAAAGTTTTTAATGAAACTTTTGATGAGGTTGAGAAATTTTTATTAAATAGATATTCAAATCCAATTTATACTGCAAATTTTACAGTTCCTATTGAAAACGAAGATGGTACATATTCCTCATCAAAAGAGAATATTACATGGCCATTAACAGGTAATTGGAATATTGATATTTTAAGTTCGGCATTTACACGATATTTGGAAAAATTGAATGAAATTGTTGAAAATATTGATGGTTATAAAACAAATATAATCTCTCGATTTTTAACTACAGGTGCGTTTAAAGAGTTTGATACTATAGGTCAAAAAGTTGAAAAAACATTACAGATTTACGGTAGAAATTTTGATGAAATTAAAAAATTCATAGATGCTTTAGCCTATATGAATTCTGTTAATTATAATGTGGGTAATGATATACCTTCACAATTATTAAAGAATTTAGCTCAAACATTAGGTTGGTCAACAAATATGTCACCAATTACTAATGAAGATTTTTTAAGTTCAGTATTTGGTCAAAAAAACTATGAAAAATCACAATTTAGTGGTGTTAAAACGGTAACAACACCTGACGAATTAAATTATCAATATTTTAGAAATATTATATTAAATTCGGCGTATTTGTTTAAATCTAAAGGTACTCGAAAATCTGTTGAAGTTTTAATGAAATTAATTGGTGCACCTGAGGCCATTGTAGAGTTTAATGAACATGTTTATTTAGCGGACCAATCAATTAATTTAAAACAATTTAACAAACAATACGCATCAATTACGGGTGGTACATACGTTGAGGAGTCGGTTGTATTAGACCCTAATAACGTGTTTACATTTCAAGGTGTTCAGTACACTGGATATACAACGGATTACATAGTTAAAGACGTTTCATTAAATAGAACGGATTTCCCAATGGATGATTATGGTTATCCTGTTGCCCCTGAAGATAGTGAAAGTTATTTTTTCCAACTAGGTAGTGGTTGGTTTGAACAAACTCCAAGTCATAGGGCTCCTGAACAAGTTGATATTACGACAAGTACTTTTACAGGTTTTAATTCTAATGTTCAAACATATTTAATCCCATACACTTATGGTCAAGATTATTTAGATAGATTTAGAAGGTTTCCGTTTATGAAACTTGGGTATAAGTTAAAAAAACAAATTGATAATAATAAAAGTTGGGTTGATACTGAAGTTGGATTACGACTAAATCTTGATGGGGGGTATAATTCAAAATATATCACATATAATGATAAATTAGTGTTAAATGTTAAAAACATTGATTTATTTATGAATCCTGCTCAAGGACTTGCGTATGATGTTTGGTATATGTCTAGAGAATCTAATTATCCTATACCTAATCAAGGGTTTTCATATGTTGACCCGGCAATATGTAATAATATACCTCAAACATTAAAAAGTAATATACCTTTCCAAGTACCATTAAATGATATTCAATACCCTAGAAAAGGAGGTGTTGATTGGACAGTTATTAACCCTAAACCAAAAAATCAAACATTTTTCGAATTTGCTCAGTCATTTTGGAATAATATGATTAACGTTAGAAATAGACAATTTACATCTAATGGTAAGACTATGGGTTACCCAACTTTAGAATCTATTTATTGGAAGTATTTGTTGTCAGAACAAATTGTTGGGGTAAAAAATAATAATTTCACCTATAAAACAATGACTGATTATGTTAATGGTCTTGGTGATTATTGGGTGAGATTGGTTGAACAAATGATACCCGCATCAACCATATGGAACACTGGTGTTAAATATGAGAACTCAATATTTCACCGACAAAAACATGCTTGGAGAAGACAACGAGGATGTCAAATTGTTCCTGTTCCTTGTAAACCATGTCCTGCGGTTACTAATTTTTATAGAGTTGATTGTCCAATTCAAACAGTAACTTGTTCGATATATCCTTCAGGTACAAGTCCTAATATCACAACTTTTTCAGGTGTTTTAGGTAAAGTTTTAACTAACTATTTAACATCAATCAATAAAACAATGAACGATTGTGTATTAAATTCGTTAAATTCTGAATGGTTTGTTGATTTACGTTTGAACGGTGTTACATTAATACTGAATAAGTTTTTTGATGGATATGGATTTACTGACCCATCAATGAGTTCACCAACAAATACTCAGTGGTATAACGCCCTTATTTCTAGTTTGGATAACTTAAATTCATATGGGTATGATTATACTTTAACTGAAAATAATACTGAAGTTACTGTGTATAATAGTGTTTGTTCTGAAAATAGTCAAGGTATTAATTTTAGTATTAATGTTGGAATAAATTTAAATTTAAATTGTAATTAATGGCTTGTGAGTTAAATTATACATTAGTCGGTTTAACGGGTGATTGTAGTAATACCAATCAAGGGGCGTTTAAGATAGAAATAGACGGGACGGCACCACCATATAGTATCGAGTGGATTCGACCTAGAACAGATACAGTTGTGTTAGGTGCGGGTGTAACCACTTACACTGAAACATCATTGTCAGGCGGTTCTTATGTGTTTACAATAATTGATAGTTGTAGTGACCCTTCGAATGTTGAACAGTTGGTACAAATACATGTATCATCAGGATTTTGTACATCAGTTAGTTCAGTTTCAAACACTGTTTGTAATGGTGAAAATGGTTCAATTACTGCAACCACCACTTATGACTATGGTAATTATAAATGGTATCTTTACAATAATTTAGGGTTTATTAGTGAGGGGGTTACAAATGACGATATTGACCCTCACGGTGTTATTTTTACGGATTTAAAACCTGACATATATTACGTTAAAGCTGTTGATGATGGTGGTTGTACAGGAATAACAAACAGTGTAATTATACAATCTTCAAATACTTTAACATACGATGTTTATACAATTGATAATTCATCTTGTGCACCTCAAACTTTTGACCCTCAAGGTAAAATTTTTATTACTAATTTAAAAGGAAAACAACCATACACATACTCTTGGAAGAAAGATGGGGTTGACTTATATGATACTACGAGTTCATTAACAGGTTTGAGTGAGGGAACATATGTTGTTACGGTTACCGATAGTAGTGGATGTAGTTTACAAAAACAAACAATTTTGAAAAAAGCGAGTCCGATAGGTCAGGTGGCTATTGATATAACACCACCAACTTGTTTTGAATCTGATGGTTCTGTTTGTATTTTTATATCAGGTGGAACGCCACCATATAGTTATTTGTTATCAAATTTTGATAAAGGTGTTACTTTTGGAACTCAAATAATATTTGAAGATTTACATGGTGGGTCTTACAGTTACACTATTACTGATTCTGGGTTATGTCAATATACCGGTAATTTTACAATAGCGGCACCAAAATCATTTCAAATTGTTGATATAGGTAAAACTGATAGTGAATGTGGTAATAATCAAGGAAGTTTTAATTTTAATGTTGCGGGTGGTCAGATACCGTATTCATTTACCGTAAAATCATTAACTGTTGGTGTTAATTATGATAAAACTGTGGCCACAACCTTAGTTCCATATGAATTTAAAAATTTAGCCGCGGGTTTATATGAAATAACAATTAAGGATAAAGGTGATTGTGTTTACACGATAACTAAAGAAATTTTAGATATTTCAGATGTAGGTTTTGATTTTACCTATACTGACACTACTTGTGGTTTTGAAAATGGTAGTGTTACTATGAATGTGACCAAAGGTGATGGTCCTTTTACATATACAATAGCTAAAAATGACGGTTCATATGTGGATAATGATACCGCAATTCCTGAGTTTACTAAAACTTTTGAAAATTTATCTGGTGGTGCGTATGTTTTAACGTTAAAAGATGAAGATTTAGTATGTAAAGTTCAAAAAGCGGTGTTTATTGGTATGTCCGACGGGTTTGATGTTACATTATGTCCGGTAAATGCTACGGAATGTGATAATGGTAGTATTGACTTATTAATAGGGAATGGAAAACCACCATTTACAATTACTTGGAGTGATAATGTTAATGGTCAAACAGGGTATAATTTAACTAATTTATCTGCGGGAACTTATACTGTGACTGTAACTGATTCTACAGGTTGTTTAACTGAAGAATCAATAGTTCTTGAGGGTGGGATATGTCCTGTAATATCATATCAAGTGTATGAATTATGTAATGATGATTTCAAAAATAGTAGTCAGTTATTGAAAAAAACACCATTAATAATGGTGAAAGAAGGTTTTGCTGATTTAACATATGGTGATGAAAATTGTGTATTAAATAAGGCGGTTTTTGAAGCGGTAACAGTACTTAGTGGTATTACGGCAACAAGTAATTTTTATACAGGGTATACTTTAAATGATGTTCCTAGTGATTCTTTATTTTCAGGTACGGTTAAAAATATGTTACTAAATTATGATGGTATTGGTTCTGTTGAAATTGACATTTCTAAAAATAAAATAATAATTAATACTGATTGTGAATCGAATGTGAGTTTATTAGATGCTAAGTTACAAGTTTATCTTAAAATATATTACGATGTTTCTTGTGTAACTTGTTCCGTCTAATGTTATTTAACGTTTATTAAATTATAAATATAATTATTTTT